GGGGCGGAGCCGTGCGGCGACGGCTGCGGGGGTTGGGTCGGTGGGCGGGGTGAGGTGGTGGCTGGTGAGGAAGTCTTCGGCAAGTTCGTAGAGGACTGTCTCGATCTCCGTGCGGGTGGTGGTGAGGGTGGTGAGGCGGTCGTCGCTGCGTCGGTGGGTGCGTCCGAGGCGGGTGACGTGGTGGATGTGCTGTCCGAGGTTGTCGCCCAGCCATGTGGTGATGGCGGTGAGGGATTCGGGGTTGGTGGGTTCGTCGAGCCAGTCGCCGAGTTGGGTGGTGCAGTGGCCGCAGATGAGTGCGGGTGGGTGGGTGGTGCGGGGGTGGCAGCCTCGGCAGGTGTCGGGGTTGGGGCAGGTGTCTAGGTGTTGTCCGGGGTGGGTGCAGCCGACGGGGCAGTAGCGCTGCTCGGTGGGGGCGGTGGTGGTCATCGAGGGTCCTGGGTGTTGGTGGGTGGTGGGTCGTAGCGGGGTGGGGCGGTGTGGGTGCCGGCTGGGCTGGGTGCCGGCTGGCCTGGCGCGGCGATGCCGTGGCGGATGATGTGGTCGAGGAGCATCCCCCGCCCG